ATTAAGGATTTACCACTACTCTCTAAACCATTCAATTCTGTTATTCTACCAACAGCAATCCCACCATCAGGTCGGTTTGATATTGCCAAGTCCAACATGGTTGAACCAGTAGAAATAAAGTCTTTGATATCAGTAGGTGTTGTGTCTGAACCATCAAGGAAATATGCTACTTTCATGTCCTTGAATTGTTTGTTAATGGTGTCGGCTAAGACACCAGCTAAGTCATCTCTCGTTGACATATAGTTCTCCTATATAAAAGTGAGCAGTTAGCGTCACGGCACTTAAGTTCATCTCTGTGAACAACTGCTCACTATTTATGGTTTATTTAGTTATTAAATAAGTCGTCAAATGCATCTGAAGTTTCTTTAGAACTGTAAGTAGTACTTGGAGTATCTACTTTCTTTTCTTCTTTAGATTCTTCTTCAGTAGTAGAACCACCATTTAGATAGTCGTTCAACGCTTGAGTTAGGTCATCATAAGATTGTTCTTGATATATATCAGTAATATTCTTTTGATTCTCTGTTAACGTCTCAAGTAAAGATGCGTCTTCTGTGATAGGAGTCTGATTAGGTTTGACTCTGATTGAAGTCGAAGGAAAACTGGCACCAGTTTCTTCGGCTGTTTTGAACTCTACAGCAACATCACGACCACTTACTGCGTCTGTGATATCACCATAATCTGGATCTGCGATTATAGAAAGAAGTTCTTGATAAACAGTCTTTCCAAATCCCCAAAACTTAACACCTTGTGATTCCTCACCACGTACAACAACAGGAGCATATGTTCTCATCTTTGCTTCAACTTTTCTACCTAGACGATAGTCATCTTTTGAACCAGTTCCTTTTAATTTCTGAGCGAACTCTTCAATCGGGTCTGGTCTACCAAATGATGTTGGTGAAAGATAATTCTTTCCACCCAAGTCATAGTGAAAATACAATTCGATAAAAGGATTGTCCTTATTAAATTTATAAGGAACAACTCTAACGATTTGATTACCTGGTGAAGGTTTCCAAAGATTTGATGTTCTGTTATTTGTGGTTTGTAATTGATTAAGGCGACTTTTGATTGCATTTAAATCCATTTTATATTCTCCATTTGTTTAATTAGTTAGTTGTTATTTGTTAGTTACTTTCGTAACCGTTGTTTATATAAGTATAGTAAAACTTTTGAAAATACAATTATTTTTTGCTATCTTCCCAAGTATTTACGTTTACTATTGTATAAATTCTAGTAGGTATTTTATTTAACCCATCTTCACCTGTTAGTAATAATGAGTTTCTATAGTTCTTCCATTCTATCGGATATGTTTTATCTAGTTTACCATCGTTTAATTCACGAATTAAATCGTTAAGTGCATTGATTGTATATAATGTATTCGTGTCTTTCTTTCTGTGTAATGAAATGGTATCTGGTATACCTTGCATAAAATCTTCATCATACTCTACATTATAAGTACATATTAATTGACCGTAATCATTTTCATTTTGAAATACATAAATCTTATCAAATACAATATCATTACAAGCTATAATAATACCTATGATTTCTTTAAATCTGTTTCGTTTTACGAATGTGCATAGTAGTTGAGTTTTCATATTATCGTTCTTCAAAAGCTGGATAATTTGCTAAATCAACTGGTTCTACTTCAGCAAAACTAACTTTACCTGCCAATGCTTTCTTTTCACCTTCTTTAACTCCAAAGTTTACTATAGTTTTGCCTGTTGGCCCTACTACAAGTATTTGAACACCTTTTAGCCTTAAATCTATATTAGAAACATCTAAATCTGGATGTTTGTCTATTATAATACTTTTCTTAGCAGTTGTTACTGCCATTAGCATTTTAGTATCTTTATCACCAAACCCCAATAACTTCAAAAGATTTTCACTAAAACTAGTTGTTTTTACATATGGTTTTAAAACTTTATATGTAATCTCTGCCAATCTTGGATTTATTGGTTTTCTAGCGTCTTGTCTGATTTTAAATAACCTATCATATTCTTTTTTATCACCATCTTTTTTAGCTTCTCTTCTTTTTTTAGAAACTTCCTTAGCAGTTTCTATTAATTTTTGTAATCTTTTATCATTTTTTATCGCATCTTCTACTGCTTTTTCAGCTTTTGGGCCTGCAAGATGACCAGCTAACCTTTTTGGTGAAGTATTAGCTAAACCAACACTTTTTCCACTATATAATTTTAGTGAATACGCATCTAACCGTTCTTTACCCTCTTTCATAATAGCAACTTGAATATCTGCTTTAAATTCAACACCACCTTGAAATGCTAAATTATCAAGGTATACTCCAATTATAATAGCATCTTCATTTAAAACAGTTCCAATTAAATATCTTGCCATGTCAAGACTACCTCTATTAATAATAGATTTAGCACCAGAATAATTAGTTACTGCATTTTTTAAATCAGTATCCCATTTTTTTACAACATTATCTATCTCAGATTTATAAGATTTATATTTAGATGATATACCGACACCATTTGAACCATCTTTTTTATAAATATACTGACAAGTTAACGCTTCATTATAGTTACCCTTTATTGCTTGTAAAGCACCTTCATTTAGTAAATCCTTTAAATTCATATACTCAATTTTATTCTCTGTTTTTAAACCAGGTATTTTTATTACAGTCTCTTCACCAGGTGCTAATTTTTTTATTTTTTTAGAAAATAAAGATTTAATTTTACTTTTGAGTGATGTCCAAACTCGTTTTAATTTTGAAACAATATTTTTTAATAATTTAACTTCATCTAATGTTGTTTTTTCATTTGTTAAATTTTGAATAAACTCATTAGTAACCTCATATGACCAACCTTCTTCGATTAGTATATCTTTTAAGTCTTCTAAGTGTTTCGTATTAGTTGGCTTTACAACACCAACTCTGTAACTCCATTCCTTTAATATTTTCTGTAGATTTGGAATCATACAAATTTCTCCGTAATGTCTTTCATTTCATGATAGTTTAGTCCCCAACTAACTTTAACTGGAAACTTACCTTTTTGTTCTAATATTTCTTTAACTTTCTTGATGTAATCTAACCCATCTTCCATATTAAAGTCAAGTAAAAAACTATCGTAACTATATAGTATTAATTTACTTTTATAGTCTTTTATTTTAGGAATCAATTCTGATAAAACTTTCATATTGTTCTCTGTTTCCATCAACTGAATTGTATAATTGAACAATTTATTAGCATTCATATCAGTTAAATTTTTCCTATATATTCTCTTACTATAAATATCTGAAAGTATAAAATCATTTGAATTATATGAGTCCCATAATTCTTTTATATATTGTTCTACCCTACAGAAAAAAGGATTGATTTGTGATACCTCATAGGGTATAAATCCATATAAATACTGAAATGATTTTTGTTTTGATTCTTCATAATCACAACCATAGAACTTTGCCATGTGTTCATGAACCGAACCTTGTGGAAATTCATAACCCATCCTATCACCAATCAATCTTAAATGATAAGCATCGTAGTCCATCTCTACTAGAACACCACTTTTGAATCTACTTATGTACGGTTTCCTACTACCATCTTTTTTATTAAGAGCAGCAAAGTTAACTCCACCAAATCTATTTGATGGTCTACCAGTAGAAGTATATATATTATATTCACTATATGCTATGTTAGATTCTGACTGTATGCCATTTTGTTCAATATATGACAGATTGTCTAGCACGTCATTATTGTATGTCAAATTGTCATCACTATCACGCGTGCTTTCGATTTCAATTTTTAGTTTTTTGGTTAATTCACGACAATATTCTAAATGTTTTAATATAGGGATTACTCTGTTTACATTTTTCTTTCGATAGTGTTTCATATTGAAAAAATAATGTGCACTAGTATCAATGTTCTCTATGTTTAGTGGTTCATTTGTTTTCATATAATGTAATAGATTTACATCAGTAACATTATTGACAGAAACAAGATGGTTTAATTTCTTTTTATCGTATGTGTACTTTTTAGTATCGGATTGTAAATTAGGAACTTCAATGTTTAAAGCTTCACTATGACTGAATGGTAATATGAACTCTTCACCATTCATCATTTGAACATAAAGTAAACAGATATCTATTTCTACTGGATGTTTATGTTCATCAGATGATATTGGTGTGATAATACTATCTTCTTTTGAATATATTTTTAGGAACGAATCAAGCTGTTCCTTGTTTTCTATTATAACCATTGGTAATACATATCAATGTATTTTCTCAAATTAAATTATTTTTCTCCTTGAGAGTTTATCTGTCAAATCATCAACTGAACCTGCTGGTGGTTTGTAAAATTGTAGTAAATTTAGTTTTTCAATTATACCAGCATTCCCTCGTGTTTGTTGTAACTTATTTAAAGTATTTGTATTATCTCTAATAACTTCAGATTTAGTACCAGATATTCTCCAAGAAAATTCTACATATCTAAATAAGTTATTTTGATTATCATAGTCTTCTTTTGATATTTCAAATATTTCATCAAATAAATTATTTGCTTTCTGTGTAAAATACCTAGTAATTTTACCAATTCTGTAATCAGCTTCTGATGGATTTAATGTTATTTTTTGTGGATACTCATCACGAATTGAAGGTTTTAAAGTTGCATATTTTGAAAATAAACTTACATCTCCACTAACTTTTTCAATTATCTTTGAATTACTATTATGTATACCACCAGTCATAAAGACTTCTTCTTTATTATTGGTATAGTGTATATGATATTCTAATCCTGCAGGAACTTTACCACCATGTGTGTATTCAAATTCATTTGATTTTGTAAGACCTGCAAAGTTTGTCTTAAAATCGGTGTCCTCGTGAACTCTCATCATTTCTTCTTTTAATTTAGCCATAGGTCACCTAATTTAGTATGTTGTATTTATCTTCAGTCACAGCTTTATCACCAGGACTACTGTATACATTTTTGGCTTCGGTTTTGTCTTTAGGATCTAATACTTTATCTTTAGTTCCAACCACATTTCCTGCAAGATTATCATATAAGTCTTTTTTCTTATCATCAATAGATACATCACTTAATACTTGTTTTAATGTTGCACGCATCATACCACTTATTGTTGTTTTCCAACCTGTACCATCTACCGTATGAGTTACGTTCTTTGCTTGAAACACAGATTTATTTTGATATTCTACTGGTAAATATGTAGAGTGAAATGAATTACCAGGAGATATACCACCGATACCATCCACTACTAATTCTAAATCAAATAACACACTTAATGGTTTATTATCTGCAGTACTATCTTCGTCCCAAACATTTAGCAATAGATTTATAGTTTGTAAATATCTTGATCTCATTTCATAATTCATATCATATTTACTAAAAAATATTTGTTTTAATTCTTTGTCTAATGTAATTATCTTTTCAGTCTCTGCCTTTGAAGCTTCTTCTTTAGCTTTATCAGAATTAAATAATTTTTCTTTTTGTTCTTTAGTTAATGTATCAAAAAATGGTACTGGTTTTGATTTATCATAAAAAACATCTGATCCACCACCAGCACTAGCTTTTAGTTTTTCTGCTATATCAATTAATTTTTGTTTTTTAGTTTCTATAATTTTACCTGAATTTTGTCTTACAAATGTTTTTACATCATCTCCACCATTCATTAATATTGGTTCATTTTCTAAACCATTTGCATTACCTATATTTTCCGATGTTGGATTTACGAATGCCATATTTAGTCCAGCATTACGATTATCAGGTGACCTATTATATAAAGCACCAGCAGCAGTACCAGCTCTTTCTATGTATGTATTTTTTGAAACATCTGATGTTATATCCATATTAGCACCATACATTGCAGCTAATTGCAAAGTAGTTGGTATTTTTGCTGTTAATGTTTGACCACTAACTATACTATCATTTCTCCATATCGGAAAATAAAACACACCAGATTTGTCTACAACCTTACCAGTAGCACCAAATCTAGTAGCTTGACTGGTTATTGATTTATTAAAATTTAACCAAGTAGTTGTTTCATCTATTATCTTTATTCTATCTGTTTCTACTTCATCACTTACAAGTTGAAAATCCCAATAGTGTAACTTATTGTTTAAGATATCAAATAAAGATTCTAAAGACTCTAGAATGTTAACTGATTCTACTGAAACTTCATTGCCAATACCAAAAGCTTTCTTTATTGCTTTGGTGTTAACCAACATATTTCTCATATAACCAAATTTTGATTTAGTGTTGACATCGGTTGGATTACCATAAACTTCATAATAGTGTCTTCTTCTATCGTCTATGTGTTTTCCTTTCATGTCAGGATATTCTTTAAAATACCTTTGATTTTGTGCTATCATTTCATCAGTTGTCATAGTTTCTTTATCTTGATATGGTTCACCAACTTTTACATCAAATTGTGGAAAATTATTAACATCGTTAATTATTCCTGCCAATGTTTTAACATCTGGTGCGTCTCCTGGTAAATTCTCATTTTTATTACCAATTTTTATCTGAAATCCCTCAGTCTGTGGTGAAAATTTACCTGGTAAAATATAATCGTTTAAACTAACACTTTGCATTTCTGGATGACTTTTTATTTTAGTTGATTCATATATAGGATTACCATCTTTATCTAATATAGGTTTTCCATCTCTATCTAATGTATTTTCAACAGACCTAAATTGTGTAAGTATTTCACCTTTTGCTGATGTTACTGTTAAAAACTTTGAAAGAATATTATCTTCAAACCAACCCCAACGAACCCAATAATTTGTTTTAGTTTTAAGTTCATATTTATTTGTTTTTTCCTTTTCACCCTCGACACGAGTACTTTGTTTTCTTTCACTTTCCATTTTAATATATTTATTTGGAATATATTGTATATTTCCTTTACCGTGTAAATATGTTTCATTAAGTATAGGTACTGATTTTAAATCATTGTTTTTACCCGATAAATCTTGAAATTCTAAATTTATATAACTATTTATATTTTGTAAAAAAAGTTTTAATGATATGGTTGCATTTAAATTTATTAATTTAACATCATCTCCACTCAATACAGCAGCATCAACTGCTTCTTGAAGTTTTGCTTCAGATTCAGGATCTTGTTTACTTAACGCATAAGTTACTGTGGGATTTAATGCACCTAAAGCTCCATCAGGATTAGCCATCATATTTACACCAAGACTTGTTAATACTGTTGAACAATCAAATCCACCATCTTCACGAGTGCTAAATTCAAAGTTTTTGATAATACCAGTTACCATATCAAAGTCACCACCTGATTCTATGACCTCTTTTTGAAATGAACTATTAAATGCATTACTTTCTATAAATGTTGCTCCATTTTCTTGTTTTAAAAAAGATGGTACATTTTGTAATGAAAATTCATCATAAATCCATCCCCATTGAACCATTACTGTTTTACCATGAGCTAAGAAATGTGGCATAAGTTGCATTAACTCCTCAAAATCCCAACAAGTCCAACTTACAGTACATTCTCTATGTGCTTTTAACCCACCTCTGAAAGATACATCAATGGATTTAATTCCTGGCATTGGTCTACTTCCATCATTACTTATTGTTTTTGCTCTAGGCCCATATTTATAGTTATTTATTGCAAATTCTTCAGGTGATTTCTTTTTAGGTACATCATCTCCAAGTACGTGTTGTGCTTGGTCAGCTGCTAGTTTATTTATTTCTTCTTCATCAGTTTCTTTATATATTCTAGGGCCATAAATATCATTATAACCAGCTGCCATGTTACGGTCTTCTGTTAGTTTACCACCCATTAAAGTAACACTATTTATATGACCAGAAACCATTTTTATGAACGTTGTACGAGTGTTCATTTTTTCAGCAGTTAATCTATTTGGATTTCCAGAGGAAAGTATGGTTGAACTCTCTCGTCCTAATGCTTTCATCTTCTCCAACATACGCTCTTGTATTTTCTTTGGAATGGGATTTAAATTAATCATAACTAAGTAAGATTGTTAAGTTCTCTAAATTTTTGTATAATAGATGTTACGTTTCCTGGTATTCTGAGTATATTTCCTGGTTCTAAAGCAGTTTTTCCTTTGATGCCGTTTGCTTTAGCTATAATCCACCACATAGTATGGTCACCATAAAATGTATTTGCAATATTATCTAATCTAGCACCGACAATAGTAGTTATAAGTTGGTCACTATCTGAAAGAGGGATATCTGGATAATATGTTGTACCATATACTCTTTTACCATCTTTACTCATTTTTATTTTTGTATTACTATATCTATTCATTTTTATAAGTTTTCACTATAGTTGAGCTTCTTGCCATGCTTCAAATTCTGCAATCTCCTTGTCAGCAACTGCAGCATCATTTTCTAAATCCATTTCCCAAGACTCAAATAAATCAATACCCTCATTATCTGAGTTACCTAATTCTACTTTTTCTCCAATACCTTTACCTCTTAATTTACTTAAAAAATTAGTCAATAAATTTGGTTCATACCTTTCTGCAGAAACCCAAGGTAGTTCGTAATGTTTTTGAGTAGCAGCTGGTAATCTTCTACCAATATGAGTAAACCCAACTGATACTTGAATATACTTAGGTAATTTAGCAAAAGCAGTTTCCCAATTTCCATTATCCTGTACAGTATATGTTAACGATGATATGACACCTGGTGTATTTTTATACATCTGTCCAATTGTTAACTCACAATATGGAGCTACCATCCCTCTACCACCAGTACCTTGTTCATTAGTCCAATGTGGATATGTAAGACCTGCTAAATAATTTAGTTTTTCCCATAAGACCGGTAATTCTTGGTCTGATTTTGGATAAACATCAAATGTAAAAGCTATTTCTCTATTTGTACCTTGATAAACATGAACGCTGTCTGGCCTACCTACATATCTTTCTGAAGAATATTCTGGTGAAAATGTATCTGTTATACCACTTAATATTGCTCTAAAAGCTATAGAGTTTTTATTTCCAAATTCATCAGGTCTCATATCTTTAAATTTAAATGGAATCCAATCTAATTCATCTAATCCTCTATCTGTGATTGGATCTCTATCTTTACCATATGGAATTAAATTAACCTTATCAACACCAACATCAGATAAGTCAATATTCATGTCATTTAAACTAGCTTTACCTACAGGAGCTTTTTCTGGTATTAATCCAAACGACTCAGCTGCTTTTCTAAGTTTTTTATTCTTATCATCTAAACTGTTAACATAATCCTCTGCAGAACGAAATTGTTCTGTATTCTGAACTGCTTGTATTGCATCATCTCGTATTTTTTCTCTAGCTTTTCGACCAAACCCAAGTGACTCTGCTAAACTTTCCATTCCACTAGTTATTTTTTTAGTTGCTGCAGCTTGTATAGATTGCATTACCTTTAAAGAAATGTAATCTGCTAAAGTTCCGTGTGCTACAACTTCTCCAAAATCAATATATGAATTTCTATTTATACCAAGTACACCTGGTACACTAAAAACTGATAATGGATTAAAAGCTCTAGGATTTAACTCTAACAATAATCCTAGATTTGTGTTGGTTTGCATACTATCTGGAAGAAACGTATCTGTAGTTACGGTAAACTGATGTTCATCTGATATCTGATATTTAGTTGAAGTTACAGTATCAAACCTATTTTGTTTTTGTAACTTATCTTGTGTATTTACAAAAGTAGAACCTCTTTGTAAAAAATTTAAAGCATTGGTTGTTGCATTAATTCTCTTAACATCAGAATAATATCTATCTAAAAATACCGATGGTGTTCTTCCAATTATACCACTATTTACTTTGTCTATTAAATTAAAAAATGTGTCTTTAACATCTCCACCGCCACCACCACGGTTATCAATTTGTACAAGAGCACCAAAACCACCAATGTTAGTTGGTTTATTTTCTGCTGTTTGAAATCCCCACCTTTGACCTACCTGTCTTATGATATATGGTTGAGGTGCATCAGGAGCTACTTCAAATTTTGGAAATTGAAATCTATCTGAAACAGCGTTTGCTGTTCGTAAAAGTGGATCTAAATATCCTGAAAACCCTAAATTATTTGTGTGTATTGAATTATTTCTAATTCCTAATGGGCTTGTATCGTTACCAAATTGTGAGTAATAAGAATCCAAAAGACCATCAGCACCTAATTTTACCAATCTTGATTGTTTAAATATACTTTGTGCTGGATATCTAGAATCTTCACTATATGCATCAAATATCTGAGGTTGTACATTTCCAAATAAAGGTTCTGGAGTTGGTATACTACTAAGAGGTGAACCTTGTAATGTGGTTAACGCTTTATCTGTTAATGTAAATTTAGGTGAAAAGTCTCCCTTTATATCTAATGTATTTATCTGTATTCTACTAGGACCTCCAAACTCATTTAATGACATATCTGTATTCAACCTAGTTGTTCCAGTCATAAAACCTTTTGCATCTACATTAGAAAAAAAATCTACACCTATTCCTGTATTTACAGGTGGTATTATTGGTTTTGGTGTTGTTGGAAAAGCACCTCTACCAACGTCATCACCTGCAATTTCACCTTCATCAAACCTACGTTGAGGTGGTGGTGGTACTATTCCAGCTCCTTGTGCTGTTTCAATTGCAGATACTATTTCAGGAGGTGTAACACTAACTGATGCTGGAATGTCTCCTGCAGTTGTAACAGAACCTGCACGATTTGTCATGTCTCTACGTCCACCTGTAGATAAATTTGATAAGTCTGCTGTTTCTTTTAATAATGGCATCTGTTATCCTATTGTTGTAATTCTACTGTTTGTTTTTTGGTTTCTGTTCTAACATCAGTTATGTCATTTCTTACATCTTTTAAAACTACGAGAGACTCTTCAGCAACAGATAAACTCTTTTCTTCAGTTGTTTTTGCTGCTTCTGCACCAGCTGCAGCTCCTTCTTTCTGTCTAGCTAATCTAGCTAATTCTTCTACATTAACACCAACGGCATCTGCTAATGCTCTTCTTTGGAATCCTCTTAATTTTTCAAACTCTGCTTCACCACCAACTTGTTTTAATATCTCTCTCATCATACCCTCTTGGTCATCCATAAAACTTAATTGTCTAGCTTTATCTAAATTAAGTTGTTTACCAAGTAATACTGATGCTTCCATTTGTTTTTCAATAGAAGATTCGAAATCTAATAAAGATTCAGATATTTTAGCTACTGTGCTTAAATTTAATCCTAACTTTCTAGCCTCTATTGCTGTTTTCATTACATTGTTTGTACCTGCTTTCATACTGGTTGCAAAAAACTCAGCATTCTCTGCTAAATCATTAAATACTGCTTCTGGTGCTATACCCTCTAATTGTATTGCGAGTGCATTGGCTTCCATTTGTGATAATAATGTTTCTCTACTAGCATCACTAACAGATTCTTGTATTGATAACACCTTAGCTAAATTTTGGGCTGATGCACCTGTGATTTGTGCAGTTTTTGAAAAGTTTACTAGAAATCCAAAACTAGCTGCTTCTATACCACCTAGATTTTCTCTTATTGCATCAAAATTTTCTCTTACTTTTTCAGAGTTAAATCCAGTAGCGGTTAATCTTACTTCAACTAATTTAAGTTTTGCAGCTATCATACCAGCATTTATAAAACTACCACCAAGTTCTGCTCGTAAATCTCTAGCTGCAGTAAAAGCACTTACCAAAGCAGCTACAATTCCTGTAATTAACGATAACACTAAAACCAATGGATTTGCCTTTAATACTAAATTAAAAGCTCTAGCTTTTTTAACCATATTAGTAAGACCACTTAAACTTTGTCGTGCAGCTTCATTCATTTCACCTTGAGCTTCAAGAGATTTCTTTTCAGCTAAAGCTTTAGCCTTATCTTCTTCAGTTATTGCATTCTTTATTTTTTCCATATTCTCAAGAAGTGCCATTTGTAACTTTTCAGTTCCGAGTATATCGTTTGTTAATTTATCAATCTTATCGGTGGCTGCTAGTTGGTCTTTTAATGTTTTAGCTAAATCCTTACTACTTTCTAATAATTCATCAGTAGCCTTTTTACGCTCTTTCATTTGAGCTACTTCATGTTTTAATCTATAATCAGAGAAATTATCTTTCTTTGCCATGATATGTTATATTCCAAATTTTTTATACTTATCAGAGAAATACTTTTCTTTTTCCGCAGGTGTCATTGTGTTTAAACGTTTTTCTGCTTGTTTCATCAATTCTTGAGCTTTGTCTAATAATTTACCCATTTCAGGATCTTTTTTAGCAATATCCTTTGCAACTTTTTGACCAACACGAGTTGCCATAGCACCAAACATTTTTTCAAGAAAACCTTCTACTATTTGTGGTGTGTTATTTTTGTATTTAGACATTTTGAATCTCCGATAAAATTAAGTATTGTAACTCAATAATAAATATCAATTTTATAAAAATATATCATTATCTACTTTTATGTTTGTTTATTTCTTTCTTCATGTAATCAGCCTCTGTCTTATAATGAGTAGATAGTCTTTTTAAATAAAATGTACGGAGATATATGGGTAGATTGTATGCTTCAGTAAAACTGATACCACCTTTGGAGTTTAATATTAACTGAAATATTTCCTCGTGTATTACAGGTTTATACTCCGGCGTCAGGCCAAAAAAATCGTAGGGTGACTGGAATCGTCACCTCTTGCTCCTCTCCATTGATATCAATGGTTGTAGACATATCAATGTCTGGTGTTATTGATGATAGGTGTGTTCTAAATGCTAAAGAATCTCTAGACAAAAATTCGTTATCTACAAAATTATTTATGTATGCTGTATCAGCCTTTCCATCAACTGATAATATCAGTTTTTTTAATCTTGTGGTTAGTTCTGAACTTTTATCTTTAGATATTTTTTTCAAAGCTTTTAATTCAGCTTCTATCTCTTTTTCATCATGTCCATTTAACAATTTAAACGTGATTGGTCTTTTTGAATTTGGTAATTCATATGAAAATTCATTTTGACCTCTAGTTAACTTACTGAAGTCTAATTCTACTGGTTCTAGTTTAGATAAATCTGCAATTTGTTCTTCACCATCATATTTAAATTCATAATCTTTACCATAACCAAGAATACGAGCAGCTACCATAATAGCATTCTTATCACCAATAATTAAATCATTAACATTTATTGTTTTATCTACAATTAGAGATTGTAATAATCTATCAATTACAACTCCTTGTTTTATTAAATTCTGAGAGGTTAGAATATCCTCTTCCTTTGCGGTCATATATTTTACTTCTACTTTACCACTAGATAGGGGGTGACCATCAACATAGAAGTATCCTTTGGATGGTAAATCTACCATTTCCGTAGGAAATTTAAACTCAGCCATGTATGACTCCTTTATATTATGTATTAATATATATAACTAATTTTGTTGTAAAACTAATTTATTTTTTTCCGAACTTTTCAGCTGCTGTGACACCAAGTCCAACTACTGAAATGTACATAAAGCATTCTAATATCTTGTCCTTAACTTCAAATGCAGAAAAGGTATCAGCACCCCAACTACAAATCAACATAAAGAATGCCGCAAAACCAACTGTTCTCTTTGATGATATTTTAGCATCACTAGATAACATTTCTGTTAAAAAACTCATGTTTACTCCTTAGAATTGTAAGATTGCGTAATCGTATTTAAGTGTTAATTCTATTTCTGCTGGATCTGTTGAAGCGTAATCTAAATCACCAAAGTTAGCTGCTTCTATATAAGTACCTTTTAATACCCATTCTTCAACAACATCACCAACTGGACCTAACAGATTAAATGTAACATCTTTTTTATAAAAATCTGAGTACCCATCACGACCTGTAACAGATTCGTGTGATAAACGAATCCATTCCATAACACCTTGTGCTGCTGATGGAACAACAGGATCATAAAGAGTAACTGTAATAGGTTGCCAAGCACCTTTACCCTTGATATAACGTTTAACATTTATATGGTCTAAAACTATTTCCTCAAATTGAATTGACGGTCTATTTGCTGTTTTTACCAAGTATGATGGAATACCTTCTATGTACATGATGAACCTATTTTTAGTTTTCGGTTCAAACGGTGTGAACATAATTTCGGAAGGATCTAATGTAGCCATTCTTTATTCTCCTAAAAAGTCGTTTATTTCTACTCATAAATAAATATCAGTTAAACAAATTTTCATTAAATAAAATAAAAAACCCCTCATAAAGAGGGGCTTTTTAGGTATTAGTTACTAACTAATGTTACTCAGGAAATGTGGCTCCTGTTGGTTGTACTACGAAATCAAGTACAATGAACTCTGCAGTTCTTGTTGGTTGAACAAATATCTGTCCTACCAACTGATTTCTATCTACAACGTCTGGTGTGTTATTAGTATCGTCCATGACAACTCTAAAAGCACTTAAACCACTATTCTGTTGCACTTGTTCTAGATACGGATTGACGATATTTAAGAATCTATTTCTTAACGCCTGTGTATTTTGTTCAAATACCAAGTATCTTGAAGAACTTGCAATAAATTTCCTTAATGCAATTAGTAATCTACGAACATTGATTCTGTCTAATGCAGATGGTTTAGATTGTAGTGTCTTTTGTCCAAATACCACAACTCCTTGACCAGGAAATGAAGCAATTGGATTAACTCTACCTTCATAAAGTTCATCTCTTTCAGCATGAGTCAATCTTGTTTTAGCTTCTAGTACAGAAGTTAATCCACCACGATTTAATCCAGCTGGTGCAAACCATTCATGAGCTACTCTATCAGTATAAGAAATCACACCAGGTAAAACTACTGATGGTGGCACCCATACTGGTCTTGCAGTATCACGATTAGGTATTTTTACCCAAGGATAATATGTAGCAACATAATTAGTGTCTAATGAACTAATTGTGTCATTTACAGTTTGTACTGAATCACTATATGCTGCAGAATCCATAATGTAAAGTGCATCTGCTCTAGACTCAACCTTAGATATAGCATGGTTTGTGACTTGTGGATGTAATCTATGTATTACACCAGGTGTCACTAACAAATTGATATCAAATTCATCAGGATTACTTACAGCATTTAAAGCTCTTTTATAAGCTAAAGTACCATTAGTAGATGAAGTTGATAAATCAAACCCTTGTGTGTTGGTTGCTGTAATATCCGGCCCTATATTATATGGTGTAGCTGGATTTCTTCCATCAAAACCCCATTGAAAAGGAACAACAAATTTTCTCTGTGCTACTGCTGAACCAGAAAGAGTCAATTTCTCAGCTGCTGCTGAATATTGAGCACCTAAAGCATCTGCTCCATCATTTCCTGGCATATCCTCAAGTGACATACTTACGTTGTTTCCAACTGCAGCTGCATTAGGGATTGGTGCAAGATATTGACGATTATCATCTTTTACATATTTACTAATAAAATCAAATCCATAAAATACTGCAGAATCAAAGTTTCCTACAGTATTAGTTTGACTTCTATTAAATGAAGCACTTGGTACTGCTGTACCACCTGGTATAGGATTATTAACTGCTGCATGGCCCATAGGAACAACTGAATCTGGATATTGACTTAGATTATCATCTGTTTTTGTATAATCACCAACCCTAATATGTTTACTTAGATTTGGATAATCACCAAAGTAAGTTAACTTACCATTTGAGTCAATAGTTACGTGTCTATCACCAATCCTCTTTGCAAAGTAATTTGGTGAATTTACATCAAAAGTTAATCCATCAAACTGTTCTAATATAGTGTCATCATTAATACTATTAGGAGCAACAACTCTGGTTTGTAATGAAAAAGTTCCAAAGTCTGAACCTGCCACGTCATCTGCAGATTTTATATTTAAAATGGCTACTTTTATCGAGTTGTTTATATCACTACCATGAGAACGACTATATATTCTAAAAAGATTATATCTTGTGTTATTAGAACGTTGTGATTGAATATATGGTGTTCTTGCAGTGTTGTATGCAACATTACCACTATATGTGGATTCATTACCAAGTGTGTCTATTGAAGTAGATCCACCTGTAAAATCTAATCCGTTTGAAGTATTTTCCGTGTGTATCTGAGCAGTTGTAGTCGGAGCATTCATCGATTTATGTTTAAATACTTTATAAACATATACAGACGAATCTGATTGACCACTCTTTGCAGATTGTGGATCTGAACTAATTACCTCAGTAATAAAATCAGCACTAGCTGTACTAAATGATATATTATAATTTTCGCTACTTACATTACTTCCTGAAACTACTAATGAAAATTCATTCCAAGTTCCTGAACCTGTAGTCTTACTCAAATCTCCAGCTCCGCTAGATCCTCTAGATGGTGCTAGTACTGCTAATGTAGTATTTGTAGATCCTGATATCTGTAGAGATACAGAATCTGATTGATACCCACCCAATCCAAGAATCCTAACAATTGTTACGACTCCTGCACTTCTTAAATATTGTTCTACGGTGTATGGTGTGTAAAACCTATCATCAACTCCACCAAACACTTCTTCAAATTCTTGAAATGAAGTTATTTGAGTTGGTACAAATGCTGGGCCTTTTCTAGTTGGCCCAATAATTGCAGCACCTATTTCCCCAATAGCTTGAGGAAGAAATGATAAATCGGTTTCACGAGTAAATACACCTGGCGAAACTATTCTTTCAGCCATTTTATTTTCTCCTAGTTAATTTTATTATACAAATTCTTTGAATAAATACAATTATTCTATTATAAGTATAACCTAAGTTCCCCAAAATGTACTATTTAGGAAAGTTTTTTAATATTAACCTTCAGGAGATTGTTCTGCAGGAGGCACTGGTGTAAATACTCCACTCTGTGGATCTAATTGACCAGGTCCGTACTTTTCATTTAACTTTTGTACTAAATCACGTTCAGTTTGTTGAACTCCTTCGTATTCAGACTCAAGTTCTGTTTGACGAGTTTCAATTGCGTCAATTTGTTGGTCTAAAAGTATTTTTTGTACAGCAATTTGACCTAACATTGCTTGTTTTTCTTGATAACTTGTTTGTAAATCACCTAGTTCTTTTAATTCTTCTTCTGAAAATTTAATTTCATCAGATGCTTCTACAACTTTTGCTTCTTCAGCCATAACTTATTCTCCTATTATTTTAAGTTAATTTTGTTTATATAAATATAACATAAATATGTTAAATACAATTTTTTATTTCTTTTTTAGCTCTTCTATCTCTTTTTGTTGAGATTTTACGATTTCTGTTAGTTCTTGGACTGCTTTTATCAATGGTATGGTTAAAGTAGAATAAGTAATGTTTTCTTTACTATTTTTTTCTACATTCCAACCACTAAATGAACTTTTGTGTTTATCCACTGCTTCTTTTACTTCTTGAGCAATTAATCCATCCCAAACTTTGTTAGCTTGAGAATCTGTCCATTCTCCATGATTTCCATCATTTGCTTTTCTGATTTCATCAGGATATTCAGCTGGATTAACCTTATTAAATTTTCTTGGTCTTAAATCATTGACAAAATCTAATCCTAAATCATTATCTTTAATGTTTTTCTTAATTCTTCTATCAGAGAAAGTTGAGAAATCTACCTGTCCTTTTATTTCATCTACCGATGTATTTCCTATTGCTATATCGTTAGCACTATCTGTTGTAGCACCTCTTCCTATAGCAGTCTGATTATTGGCATCTGCATCAAAAACTACAGCCGAGCCAAGACCAGTATTATATTGTCCAGTTGTTATATCTTTTCCTGCTTCATATCCAACCATAGTGTTTGCACCAGTACCAGTTACATTATGGTCTTCTAAAGCTTTATATCCAACAGCAACATTTTGGTCTGATGTTGAGTTGGTATGCATAGAGTAAAAACCAAGTGCAGTATTGTTTTGACCATCTGTAATATTTTGACCTGCACTACTACCTACTAAAGTTGAATGATTTGCATCGGTACTGTTTATTGATAAACCTGCTGCTCTACCAATGATAACACAGTTATTGGTAGCTGACATAGCCTCACCTGCACGAGAGCCAATAATTACGTTATTTATACCAGTTGTGACAGAATCCCCTGCACCTTTACCAACTGCTACGTTATCGTCACCAGAAGTCACTGCATACAACGCTCTATATCCAACAGAAGTATTCGAATCTCCTGTTGTAGATGCAGCTCCACCAGATCCATTACCAGCTTCATATCCAAGAAAAGTATTGTAAGAACCAGTTGCATTCTGTCCAGCTTTGTAACCTAAAAAGGTAAGGCCTGAACCAGATACGTTACTGTATCCAGCGTTGTATCCTACATAAACGTTACCATCCGTATCACCAACATTACCAGCAGTTAGAGCTCCAGCCGCAACACCGACTGCAACCAATTCGTTTACATATGTATTAGCATCAGCACCTATTGCACTATTTCCAATACCAACGTTACTATCACCAGCTTGATTATAATATCCTGTTCTGTAACCACCTATGTAAGTGTTATTATTTCCAGTCTTGATAAGTTCACCAGCTCTGTGTCCAATTGCAACGTTCCTTTGTGCAGTCTCTCCAAATCTAAAAGCATCGTTTCCGATTGCAGTATTCTCGTCACCTGAAGCGTATGGTGCACCAGTTGAACCTAAACCAGCTCTATGTCCTACGAATGTGTTCTTTGAACCAGTCGCATATCTACCAGCTTCATCACCAATAGCAACATTCTGAGCTCCTTTTACATTCATTCTTAGAGCAGTATATCCTACAGCAACGTTACCAGCGGTATCGGCATGATTTGACTCATGCATTGCCTGAAATCCAATCGAAACCATATTATTTGTGGCTTGAGATGAAACTAAAGAATCTAATCCTAAAGCAATATTTGCTTGACCTGTGGTGTTAGCAAATAACGCACCATTTCCAACAGCAGTGTTGTATTGTCCTGTGGTATCTGCATATAAAGCATTTGAACCAACTGCTACATTACTAAATCCAGTTGTAAAATTTTCCATTGCTTGACTTCCAACAGCTGTATTACTTCCACCTGAACTAAACGGAGCTGAAGTTGTTCCACCTTTTCCTGTTTGATATCCCATAAAGGTGTTACTAGAAGCAGTTGCGTGCATACCAGCTTCAAATCCAAGTGTGGTATTGTAAGTTCCAGCTCTATTCTCTCTACCTGCTTTATAACCAATGTAAGTATTAACACCACCTGTCTGATTAGTACCAGCTTCAGAACCAATTAAAACTGAACCTTGAGAATTATTAGTATTTATAGAACTTCCCGCATAATGTCCAATTATAACCGTATCAGTCATGTCTGTACCAGCATCACCAGCAGCTCTTCCTATTAATATATTACTATAACCAGTTGTGAGTGCATAACCAGCACCATAGCCAATACTGACATTAGCATCTCCTGTCGTTAAAGCAGTTAAAGAATTATGCCCCATAGCTATATTGTAAAGAGCACCGTCCAAAGCGGCATCTAATGTATAATTACCGATACCTATATTGTAGTTTGAAGCCACATCTGTCCAAGTTCCACCACCAGCAGTTGAACCAATGAAAATATTATGTTCAGAACCTAATGATGTTGAACCAGCATTAGTATCTGTCATTGCGTTATTACCTAT